ACCATGGCGAACGAGAAAATCTCAGATCTTCCTTCTGGCGCCCCAGCACAAGCCACCGACTTGCTGCCGATCGCGCGCGCGGGCAGCAATTTCAGTTTGCAGGTATCGGATATCACCTCGGCGACGGCAGGCCCGACAGGGCCCACCGGATCGCCGGGAGCGAGCATCACCGGCCCGACGGGTCCAACCGGTACAGGCGGCCCCACCGGACCAGGAGGCGGGGCGACGGGACCCACGGGCCCGACGGGCCCCGGAGTCGGTGCCACAGGGCCCACGGGCCCCACGGGCGCGCTCGGAGCCACCGGCCCCAGCGTCACGGGTCCAACGGGTCCCACTGGCATCGGAGGTCCGACAGGTCCAGGCGGTGGCGCAACAGGCCCGACAGGGCCCACGGGCTCTGGTGCGGGCGTTGATATCTCGATCGGTGGCAACACTCTAGGCACTCCGACGCTGATCTCGACGGGTACGGCGCTGTTCGCGGGTGGCTCGAATATCACGCTCTCGCAAAACGGCAACGCGATCACGGTCATTGGCGGCGCGGGCGGTGGCTTCTTAGCGGGCGTCTCGGGCGGCAACACGGCGGGCAACACAGGCGCCACGGGCTCGCAGGTCGTCTTCGCAGGTGGCTCGAATGTGACCTTAAGTCAGGTCACGAACTCCGCCGGTGCCTCGATCACGATCAATGGGGCGACGGCGGCGGGCTTGACGACGGGTGGCGTCTATGCGGCGGGCAACACCACCGGGCAATCCTCATCGGGCACGTATCAGCAAACCGCGCTCACGGTGTCAGGCGCTGGCATTATCTCTGTCGGCTGGTCGGCGAGCACGCTGGTAATCTCAGCCCCTGCCTCCACGGGGATATCGCAATCGCTCTATGCGACCGGGAACACCACGCAGGGCAGCTCTGGGACCGTCTCCATTGGCAGCATGCTATTCCAGGGCGCCGGCAACGTCTCGGTGGGGGTGTCGAATGGCTCGGTTGTTGTTTCAGGGGCCGGAGGTGGCGGAGGGGTTAACTTTGGCGTCTCCACCGGAGGCAACACCGCCGGTGCCACTGGTACAGTATCCACCGGCAACGTGGTCCTCGTAGGCTCCGGACCCATTTCGCTGTCACAAGCTACTGGAGGAGCGGGATCTGCTGCTACCATAACGATCAACGCGCCGGCTACATCAAGTTTGTCGGCCACGGGCGCGGTGTCGATATCGGTCAACGCCTCGACGATATCGATCGGTGCACCCGTGCTCTCGCACGGTATCTCGGGCGGTAACACCTCGGGCACATCGGGCACGGTGTCGAACGCGCTGGTGCTGGCAGGCGGCAATAACATTACCCTCTCCGGGTCCACGAACGCTTCGGGCATGTCGGTGACGATCTCGGCGGGGGCGAGCGGTGGTGGCGGGGTCGCAGTTTCTGCGGGTGGGAATACCACCGGCACGCTCGCGCTGATTTCCTCCGGTACGGCGCTCTTCGCGGGTGGCTCGAATATCACGCTCTCGCAGAACGGGCAGTCGATCACCGTATCCGGAGCTGCGCAGTCGAATCAGAGCGTGGGCCTGTATGCGCTCGGCAATACGACGCAAAATTCCTCGACGACGCTCGACGCGCGCTCGCTCTCCTTCAATGGGTTGGGTGCCCAGACGGTGGGATACTCGAACGGGTCGGTGCAACTGTCGGTGCCAGCGACATCCTCAATATCGGGCACTGGTTTGCTGTCGGTATCCGTTAACGGCTCGACAATCTCGCTCGGTGTACCTGGCACCGCGCGCAGTGAGTGGGTGCCTTATTGGGGATCGCAGACCCCGATTCAAATCGGCAATGGCACCGTACAGGTGTATCCGGCCAATATGGATGCGGTTTTCAGCGCCTCGCGCGCGGATGTGTATGCCTCGATATCCGGCGCGACGATCGCCTTGAGCACCTACGCGGGCACGATCTCGGCCTATGTGGGCGTCTACACGCGCAACGGATCGACGCTCTCGCTTGCTTCCTCCGGATCGCAAAGCTACTCGTTCAGCAACAGCAGCAACCTGAACTTGACCGCTTTTAGCGGTGTGAGAAACCTCTCCGTGCCAATCAACGTCAATGGCGCCCCGCAAGACGCATGGTTCGGTGTGATGACGCAGACCGCGAGCGCAAACACGAACGCGTGGACGGCGAGCAATATGGTAATCCCCGGCAACGGTGTCGCTTTGGCGGGAATCTTAGGCGCATCGGTGAACGCGACGCAGCAGCAGATGCTCGGGTTAGGTGTTTACTCGGTAAGCTCCGCCGCACTGCCATCCTCTATGGCGTTCAGTGGCATCAACGGCACGGGCAGCGCGGCAGCGATGATGCCGGCGATTGCGTTTCATAACGTGACCGCATGAGCGCTGTCGTTGAAATCGGGGGGCACATCGTCGGGAACGCGGGGGGCGTGTTTGGCACGGGCAACGGAGGTGCGTCCGGATTCTCCATCGTCAACGGACGGTTCTCCATCAACGGCGTGCCGTCGAATCCCCGCGGTTTCAACGTCTATGGCGCGGGTTACGAGAACGGCACGACGAATCTATACGACTTCACCGGCTGGCAAGGAACGCCACCGCTGCCGCTCTATTCGACGCTGACGACCCTATTTAAGTCGAACATTGTGCGCTTGACACTCGATGCGCAGGCGTGGCTGTCGCATGACTGCCTGGTTCTCTCCAGCATCGGCATGACGAATCTTGGCGTCGTCAACGGAGTAAATAACTACGCACTTCCGTCGAGCGTCCCTGGGGACGCCACGTACGTCAACAAGAACTCAGACGGTCTGTATCAGCAAAAAATACTCGCCCAGGCGGCGATTTGGAACACCTTAGGTTACGTCGTGGTGATCGATTGTCACTGTACGGCACCTCAAGTGGTGATTGCTGGGACGACCTACTCCACCCACAACTTAGGTGGCTCGGCGCAGATGCCCTTGGCACCCTTGTATGTGACGGATTTCTGGACCAGCGTCACAACCGCTTTCAAGGGTAATCAAATGGTTGCCTTCGATCTCTTCAACGAACCCGGCAGTAATGGCAATGTCAATTGGGCGCTATGGAAAAATGGCGGAACGTTCACCGCGTTTCCGTACGACGACAATAATAATTTACCCGGCAACGGGTCTTTCGGCAGCATCCAATACAGCTGGACAGCGCTCGGTCATGAAGTCTTATATCAAGCGGTGCGCGCCGTGGACTCGACTCGGATATGCATATTCGAAGGTATCGAGTTCGGCGCAGAACTAGGGGACAACGGATTCCAGGGCAACGATTCGACGCTGCGCTTGCAACTGCAATCATTCGTTGGTTCCGATACTCAAGTTGCCGCATCTGTTCATTTGTATCCATCGAGTGCGAGTGCTTACGGTTCGACTAATTATTTCCAGTATTTCACCGCAGACAATGCACCGCCGCCCTACAAGCAATTCCAGCCATGGGTCGCGGATCTGTTAGCGAACAACATCCCGGTTCTTTTCGGAGAATTCGCGGGCGCTAGTGGCTCGTCAAGTACGTATCCGAATGAGCCATTTGTCAGCACGATTCTGGCCTACATCGACAGCATAAACAATGCATCGACCGGGAGTATTGCTTCGACCTGGTGGACCGCCGATCCGCAGTCCGATGGCAGCTCACCGATTGTCTATTCTGGCGCCACGGTAGTTGCCCAAGGCGGCACGGGCAGCGTGATTCAACCCTGGTCACAAGGACACGCAGCGCCATGAGCCACGTACAGACTGTAGTCAACGATGCTGGGTTCGAAAATAACGGAACCACGACTGCGATCAATGCGACGAGCGGCAACGTGCTCATTGCGGCGTGTAGCGTGTCGGGGTCGACGATCACGGCGATTGCGGATAACTTCGGCAACACGTGGGTGCAGCATCCTGACGGACCCTTGAATCAAAGCGGCGCGGCATTCTTTTATTGTTGGTACACGTTAAATGCAATTGGTGGAACCGGCCTAGTCGTGACCTTTACGGATGCGACTGGCGGCCAAAAGGCGACCGCCATTTCTGAATTCAGTGGGCGATCTAAAACTACCATCGATAAGCATGGCGGCACACTCACTGCCGGATCTACCGCACAAACCGGACCCACACTCACGGGCGTTGCCGCCTTGGCTGACATATGGGCTTTGGATTTCCAAAACTTTGCGGGCGCGGCAGTCGCATGGACGCCGAGCAGTGGGTTTACCATTCCGACGAACGGCAACGTGTCAGGTACTGTCAATATGCCAGCCAGCGTTGAATATCAAAACTCGGTGAGTGCTGGTAATTTCACGCCGGCATTCACAAGTGGTTCGGCAAACCAGGGGGCATTTTTCGCCCTCTCTCTGCCTTCGGGTGGAGTTGCCAACACAGCCCCCATCGCGTGGGTCGTATGACGCGCCCCCAGCTAGTCGTTACGGATTTCTCCGGCCATCACGCCACGAACATGCCGGAGACCGCTGCTCGCTTACAGCGTGGCGGATCGTGGCGTAAGCAACGAATCGTTGTGATTCTCCCGGCTGCGGATCTGGTGCCAGCGAAGTGCGCGCTGTCCTGGTGGAATCTGGCGTTCCCGCCGAACAATGGGGTCGTGAAAATCATGGCGTTGGGCGACGAGGTCGGGGTCGCTTATTCGACTGCGATTGAGGGGATTTTGGCTCATCCGGAGTTAAGTCAGTGGGAATATATTCTCACACTCGAGCACGACAACGCGCCTCCGTCCGATGGTGTCGTGAAACTAGTGGAGCGTATGGAACAGCATCCGGAGTTCGCTTGGATCTCATCGCTGTACTTCACCAAGGGGATGGAGATACCGCGCACTGATGGCACTGGCACATCTGGCGGCGGTGTAGCCCAAATTTGGGGCGACATTAACGACCCGATTCCTAACTACCGACCCATGCCACCGCGTACCGATGGCGGCCTGCAGGAATGCTATGGAACTGGAATGGGCTTTGCGATCTGGCGTCTATCGATGTTCAAAGATGATCGATTGACGAGACCTTGGTTTAAAACCAAGAACGGCAAGAACGGCGACGGCGTGGGGACTCAGGATCTCGTGTTTGCTGGGGACGCGCGTAAGTGGGGGTACAGGTGTGCCGTCGATAATTCTATTCTTACGGGGCATTATGATCTACGCGGCGATTTCGGTCCGCCTGACACGATGTACTGAAGGAATTTATGAACGCAGCACTCAAAGAATCCGCACCCATCCGCTTGGACATCGGCTGCGGTCCCAACAAAAAAGCCGATTGGCTCGGCGTCGATTGCATCGCCTTCCCCGGCGTCGATGTCGTGCACGATGTACGCACGGGACGCTGGCCGTGGGAAGACAATTCTGTTGCCGAGAGTCAGGCGAGCCACTTCATCGAGCACCTGACGAATTTCAACGACAAATGGGAGCGCGTGCACTTTTTCAATGAACTGTGGCGGATTACCGTGCCCGATGGTAAATGTACGTTGATATTTCCACACTGGACCTCGAATCGTTTCTATGGAGACCCGACTCATAAAGAGCCGCTGTCGGAATTTTCGTTTTACTATCTCGATCCCGTGTGGCGTGCGGCCAATGCGCCGCACACGGACATCGCGCACAACCAGAACGGTTATAAGTGCCATTGGGCGTGCTCATGGGGCTATTACTTGAAACCGGAACTTGCGGTGCGCAACGCCGAATATCAGGAGTTCGCGAAAACGTATTTTAAGGAGGCGATCACGGACATGGTCGTGACCATGCAAGCGATCAAGAAGTGAGCACGTGCCAAATTTCACCGACACCTACAATCTCAATATCAACCAAGGCGCGACCTATGCGCGCATTTTCTATTGGTTGCAAGGCGTCGGCTGCTCCTCGCTTCCTGCCGGCGCGAATGGTCCACCCGCTGTGAACTTAACCGGCTACACGGCAACGATGCAGATTCGGCCCTACGCGCTCGCGCCGACAGTCAATTACGATGCATCAGGCGATATTGTGCTTGGAACAATCAATGGCGCCATTGCGCTCACCATTCCCGCCGCCGACACGGAAGGCTTTACTTGGTGGACGGGTGTCTATGACTTGCTGATGACGAGCGCTGGCGGCCAGGTCACGCGCTTGCTTTCGGGTAATGTTTCAGTCTCTCCAGGGGTTTCGACATGAGCTATAACGTTGAATTTGGCGTTCCCGGTCCGCAAGGCCCTCCGGGTGATGGTGGCGCACTTGGACCCGTGGGCCCCACGGGCGCAACAGGCCCCGCTGGCACCGTTGCCCCTGGCAGCGCATCGACCTTTCTAGGGTCCTTCGATGCCTTCGCCAATTTGGTGATTCAATATCCAGCAAACCAGATTCCTGGAGGCACCTTTCCGCTCGCTTATACGATCGATGAAGGGTTCGCTCTCTGGAATGGCATCGCATGGTCCGACATTAGCGCCGATATGGCCGTGAGCATCTTAAGCCCGGACGGCTCTCTCGCCGTTCTGGGATCTCCGGGAAGCTCCTTCACGATTACGGTGGCAGGGGCATATGCGGGTAGCCTGAATATTCTGCCAGGCATCTACACATCCTCCTCGCTGCCGCTGGCATCTGGAAACGCCAATCGATATGCGAGCACATCTGATGTGGGAGCCGTTTACTCGAATGGCACGAACTGGCAGCAATTGTTCAACCCAACGCAGGCAACACTCGCTATTTCTTCGAGTTCACCGCTCACGCCGGCAGCTGTCGGTACGGCGTACTCTAATACCATCACGGCGACTGCCGGAGTCGCCCCCTACACGGCGCTTCTAGTGTCGAGTTTCGGGTCTACCAATGTGTGGTCGGTCAGTTCTAGCGGTGTTCTTTCCGGCACTCCGACGATTGCGACGACGGATATTCTTTCGATTCAATTCACCGATTCTTCTGGCGCGCAAACGCAAAAACTGTTTAACCTGACCTCCGTCGGGACCTTGACCCCGGCAGCCACGCCGACATTCTCTCCGGTTAGCGGCTCATATTCTGGCACGCAGACAGTTACGATATCGTGCGCGACGGGAGGTGCCACAATTTACTATACCATCAATGGAGCTACCCCTAGCACAAGTTCTCCTGTCTATTCTTCGGCTATTACGGTCTCATCGACAACTACGATAAAAGCGATTGCGACGGCCGCTGGTCATACCCAAAGCGCTACCGGGTCTGCCACCTATACCATCACCGTGAGCGCATCCACTGGCGTCAAGTGGAATCCGACCGTTTTTGCTCAAACGGTAAACGTCAATTCCAGCATCAGCGGAGAGGCATCGGAGATTGGAATCTTGCAGGCAAGTTTCGTGCAGTATCCTGCGCTCGCTGGTTTGAGTTCGTATGTTGTATCTGGAACTGCAAATTCTTATGGATTAAAACCTGGGACTGCGATAAATCCAGCCAATGCCGTTGTCGGCGGCTATTCCATGTGGAGGTTTTGGTGCGACATTGAAGGGAATATGGATGACTACAGTTCTGTGCAAACGAGCATCATTCCAACATTCCAGAATCTGCAATATGCAATTCCTGGAGCACTACTGGCAATCAGCATCGGGTGCTATCAAAATTATGGATCAACATTTAACGCAAATGCCGGTAACGGATGCGTGCCTAATTACATTCTAGCCAGTTCTGCCACCTACGGGAATCCACCTATCGGCGGAAACGGAGCTGGCTGGGGTTTGAGCGGCTATAACTCAAGCAACGGCACATACGGTTTTGTGTTTGCGGCGCTTTGGAATGCAAATACGATGTCGAGGTGGAACAAAGCCTTCATAGGCGTGGCTAACCAATCCGTTCCAAACATGACGATCGCTGGCGTTGCCTACAATGGATTCACCATCGGCACTCACCCGCTGATCGAATTGATGCTGGACATTACGCCAGACGACTCTTCAATAGCCGGGACGCCTGTCACGAACACCGACTACAACCCGACGACATTCAATAATAATTGGTACGCGCGTCCCGCTCAGTTAGAAGCGGGATTGCCCAATATTGGTATGGCGCTCATGCCAGGATTCGGCTTCGGACCGAATGGCGGCGTACAGCAGATCAAAGTCGCTGCGATGAATGCGGGCCGCATGTCTATGTCCACCACGGACACTAAGGCATATAACTCCGCCGCGTTGCCGGATCTGAGTGACGGCTTGGATGCTTTCATTGGAAATACGTTTTGTGTCATGACACAAGGGCAACAGAACATCAGTTTCACTCCTACGATTGGACCGTTCACCGTGGGTCAGATAGTGCAATTTCAGGCAACCATTGGACAGCTGGTACCGAACACGAATTACTACGTCGTGGCCGCCGGTAGCAATACGTTCCAGGTATCGACCACCTCTGGTGGCTCTCCGCTGACCCTCAGCAATGGCGGAAGCACATGGACTACGACGGGCGGAAGTCTGGATAATCGCGGGCTAATGCCCTCTGCTCCCACTCTTCAGGCGCTAGATTTTTCGCACAACGTTTCTGCAAATCCGAGCCTGGGATTGCCTGGCTACACAGCGAACACGGTGGCGCTTGCGAAACTCATCATCGGCTTTGCCTACAACGCCTATCGTTCCGATCACTTTTTGATTAGCATGGCGTCCTCCAGCACTTATAACCCAAACACGGATTGGGCCGGATCAACGGGATTCATCGCGCAAGCTCTGCTGGCAATGGGCGGAATTCCTTCGTTCAATCGACTGCTGCCATTGTCCTATATGTATCAGATGACCGGCTTGGTATCGACCGCGAAAACGACTACGACCGTGAGTTTGGCATGGCCGGCAATTCCCGGCATCACTTCGTATTTCATCTATCGTGGTGGCGTTCAAGTGGGGACTGTGTCCTCTGGCACGTCCTTTACGGACACTGGATTGACGACAGGTACCCTGTATTCATACACCATCGCTATGGACAATACGAATGGAACTGGCCCGCAGAGTGCGGCGTTGTCAGTAACCACGAACTAGCTCATGAAAATTGTTATCTACTCGATCGCATTGAACGAAAGCGCACACGTGAAGCGCTTCTGCGAGGCTGCGCGCGAGGCGGATTTGATCTTCGTGGCCGATACCGGATCGACCGACAACACCGTATCGCTTCTGGAGGATCATGGCGCAACCGTGGCGCATATCAGCATCAAACCGTGGCGATTCGATGATGCGCGAAACGCCGCTTTGGCGATGTTGCCGGAGGACTTCGATGTTTGCGTGAGCCTCGATCTCGATGAGGTATTGCAACCCGGATGGCGTGCCGAGATCGAGCGTGTGTGGACGGCGCAGACCACGCGCTTGCGATACGGCTTCGACTGGGGCGCTGGGATCGTATTCAAATACGAGAAAATCCATGCGCGGCACGGCTATCGATGGTGGGGCGCGTGCCATGAATACCCCGTTCCAGATCGCATTACCGAGCAATGGGCCAACACCGACATGCTGATGGTAGTTCACAAGCCCGATCCCACAAAATCACGAGGCCAATACTTAGACCTCTTGCGCGTGTCGATTGACGAAAATCCGACGGAACAGCGGAACGCGTTCTATTATGCGCGCGAATTATCGTTCCATCGTTATTGGGCCGATGCCATCACGCAGTGCAAACGATACCTCGACTTGCCGCGCGCCACCTGGGCGAATGAGCGCTGCTACGCGATGAGGGTGATCGGTCGCTGTTACCAGGAGTTGGGTGACTACGGCCAAGCCCTCGCATGGCTTCGCCGAGCGACATCGGAAGCCCCCGATACACGCGAGCCCTGGTGTGAATTGGCGCTTGCCTGCTACCGCACGAGCCGCTGGGCGGAGTCCTTCGGGGCAGCACTGACGTGCCTTGCGATCACGAACCGCGAGGAAGTCTACACGGTAGACCCTGCTGTCTGGGGCGCTCAACCTCATGATCTCGCGGCGATAGCGGCGTGGAATTTGGGACTCCACGATATCGCCGAGACGCACGCGAAGAAAGCGGTGGAGTTCGATCCGGATGACTTGCGGCTGCGCGAGAACTTGCGATTCATGACGAAGAAGCCGCAGGAGAGCGCTGCGTGAGCACCCCGCAGACCACCGGCACCTATGGATTTATGCCGAGCTTTGGCGAACTGCTGCTCTATTGCTTTGGGCTGTGCGGCATTCGAAACACCGCACTGACGCAAGCGCATTACGAGACCGGGCGCATGGCGGCGAACATGCTGATGAGCGCCTGGAGCGCGCGCGGCGTGAATTTGTGGCAAGTCGTGCTTGAGGCAATTCAACTGATTAAAGGGGTATCAACTTATCCGGTTCCGCCTAACACCATAGTTATTCTTGATGCCTATTACTCGATTAGCAACGGTTCACAAAATATAGATCGGATTATGCTTCCAGTGAGCCGCAGCGAATACGCAAGCTATTCAAATAAACATCAAGAGGGTGTGCCAACAACGTATTGGCTTGACCGGTTGCTGCAACCGACAGTGAGTTTGTACCTAACACCAAACGGTCAACAATCTGTTTTCAAATACTATCGGCTGCGACAAACGCAAGATACGGCGTTGGCTAATGGGGCAATACCAGAAATGCCCGCTTATTTCGCAGATGCATTTTCTCTTGGGTTAGCATACCGGCTGGCTTTATCTTGGGCCCCGTCGCAAGTGCCTATACTTAAGCCTTTAGCTGATGAAGCATATAATTATGCTGCTTCACAAAATGTGGAAACTAGTAATATCTACGTGACACCCGTCACTGGCGGATATTACAGATGATACCGTTCAAAAAAATATGCAAAAGATGCCGCATTTGTAAACCGAGCGGAGAATATAGCGAAATGAAATCCAAGTCAGGGATTTCTTCGTACCTATATCCATATTGCATGGAGTGCGCTAGAGCTCGAGCTAGAGAAAATTATAGGAGCAACATACCCCGAGCCCGCGCGACGAAAGCAAAAAATTATGAAAAAAATAAAGAGCGGGACAGGGCGTATGCAGTTCAATATAGAGCAAGCCACAAAGCACGGAATGCGGAACTCGATAGAGAATACAAGATCGCTAATCGGGCTAGGCTAACCGCTAACCAAAATGCTAGGTATGAGGTAAACGCCAGAGCTACGCCAAAATGGCTTTCGTTAATCCATAAAGCCCTCATTCAAGAATTTTATGAGATAGCGAGATGCCTTAAAACTCAGACCGGCGTAAAGCATCACGTAGATCATATATTTCCACTCCGAGGGAAAGGTTTTTGCGGGCTGAATGTGCCGTGGAACCTTCGGGTCATAAGCGCTTCGGACAACGTAAAAAAACACGCAAAAATACCGATAGAGTTTAAAGAGTTATTCTGGATGGCAGCCTGATGTCATACGCCAGCACCTCCGGCCGCGCCCGCACCTCGGCACGCAACCCCCGCAGCTTCGCCGTTTGCCACCGTTGCGGCACCTGGTACAACCGTATCGATCTGCAATTCCAGCGGGCGTGGCGTGGCGCACAGATTCAGGACTTATACATCCTGGTCTGTAAGCAATGCTACGACATACCGAACGAGCAGCTGCGCGCGATCACCTTGCCCGCAGATCCCGTGCCGATCTACTACCCGAGCGTCGAGGACTTTGACACCGCCGAGACAGATTATCGCGCGACCTCCATGCCCGCACGCGTCGATCCGCGCACCGGCATTCCAATCGAATCCGACACGCTACGCATCACGCAGGATTTGCACAATCGCACCACGGAGCCGTTCGGCCGACCAGAGGGGCAAGACGCGAATGCGGTCATGCCGCTGTATGGCGTCAAGCACTTAGCCGTGCCGCTCAATGTACTCTCGGTATCCTCCAATGGAACGGCGACGATCACGGTCACCTGCTCATCGGTCACTGGGCTCTGTCCGGATTCCCAAGTGTCGGTGCTGGGGTTATCCAACTCCGCGGCATGCGGCTTCTATAGCGTGTGTCCGATCTCGGCCACGGCGTTCACTTACCAGACCTACGGATCGATTGCCCAGGATGCGCTACTGACCGGCACCACGCGCATCATCACGGCTGATATTGGCCTGCCGCGCGGTTACAAGCAGATTCCGAAAATTCACGGGCCTCCGCTGTGGCCATCGACCGCGGTGTGTTTCTTCGAGAACGAAGCAGGCGATGGTATTTTCTTGCTCGAGAACGGCGACGGCTATTTGCAACTCCAAAGCTGCACGCCGGGCGCGGCGGCGGATCTGTTGCAGTTGGAATCCTCGGCGGGTGTGATATTGCTCGAGGACGGGTCGGGGGCGATTGAACTGCAAGGAAGCCTGTAAGTGGCCAACGTGACCATTCCGCAGTTGACTCAGGCTCTCTCGCTTCTAGGCGATGAGCAAATGGAAGCCGTGCAAGCGGGCGTCCCGGTGCGCGTTACTGCATCCCAAGTAGCTGCGCTGGGCGGCGCGGCTGGCCCGCAAGGCCCTACCGGGCCCGCTGGCGGTCCGACCGGCCCTCCAGGTCCCACGGGTCCAGGACAGGGAGCGACGGGGCCCACCGGCGCTACAGGCCCATCGGGGACGGGTCCAACGGGTCCCATCGGCGTGAGTGTGCACGGGCCCACCGGCCCGACCGGCCCGACCGGACCGACAGGGGTTGCGGGGAGCGCAGGATCGGGTGGCCCGACGGGACCTGGCGGTACGGGTCCAACGGGTCCCACTGGCATGGGCGCACTCGGCCCCACAGGCCCTACGGGATCGATCGGCATGGGGACGATTGGTGCCACCGGCCCCACCGGCCCCAGCGTCACGGGGCCTGCGGGTCCGACGGGTCCGGCCGGGGTGGGCCCCACGGGACCCACCGGCGCATCGATCACTGGCCCCACAGGCCTCACAGGTTCCGGGCCCACAGGCCCGACGGGTACGGGCCCGACGGGTCCCACTGGGCCCATCGGAAGCGGCTCGGCGGGGCCCACAGGCCCGACGGGTGCCGGTGTCGTGAGTGCCGCGATCCAAGTCGTGCCCGCCTCCGGGGCGAATAACGACTACACCGCAGGCGGATTGATGGGTCCGACGATCGGCTTTTTGGACCTCGCGCCCACTGCGAACTGCAATATCACGGGGCTTGCTGCAGGCACCGATGGGCAGCAGGTGACCATTTCGAATCTCACCACATTTTCGGTGACGCTCAACGCTTTGAACGGTGGGTCGACATCGGCTAACCGATTGCGCATGGTTGCAGATACAAGCTTGGGGCAGAACAACGGCCAAACGTTCAGGTATTCGGTCACTATCGGCAACTGGGTGAGCTTATGAAAAGATTAATTGCATTCGCCTGCCTCTGGCTAGTCACCGGCGGCGCGGCCCACTCACAGGTCTACAATTACTTCTCCGCCGGGTGCGCACTCTCAGGCAACGCCACATCCCAGACAGTGAATCTCGCGAGCGGGGCATGCGTGATAGGAACTCTGGCCGCCGCGCAAGAGCCAGCACATACGGGAGACGCCACTAATGTGGCAGGCTCGCTCGCGCTGAGCGTGGTGAAAGTTAACGGTCTAGCGGTCCCCATAAGCGCCTACGTGCTCGGATCAAATGGCTCCGGGCAACTCGTAAGCGCTTCGGTGTTCAAGCAAGCTGGCGTGTCAGCGACGTGCAATTCTGGCGGCTGCACGGTGAATACGGCCTATAACGTCGCCAGTGTGACTCGGTCGGGGGTCGGCCAATACAACATAAACTTCAGTGGCGGCACATTCTCCACTTCCGCAATTTGCGTGGCGTTTGGTTCGTCCTCTAATCTAGCGGGTTTTGGGACGGAGGGCAGCAATACATCGGTTGAGATTTATCTCTATTCGCTATCAGGGGGTACTCCCGCGTTGGTTGATACTTCATTCGCCGCCATTTGCATGGGCAGCTAAGTGGTCGAAGGACTCAAAAAAATTGCCGAAGCGATACCGCTGGAGATCGTGACGCGATGAATCTGAAGTCGGAGTTTAATCAAGAGAATCGAGATCCTTTAGTCTCTGCGACGGTTGGATGGATAAGCTCTTTGATGTTGATCGTGTTTACGGGAATATTAGGATGGGTCGCAGTGAACCTGACAAATTTGCCTGGTATGAAAAGCGATATCTCGACATTGCTCTCGCGCCCTGTTGGCATTACACAGGATCAATACATTCGAGATGAGGCGCGCCGCGATAGGGAACTCGAGGAGTTGCGACAAGAGTGGCGAGAATGGCGGGAGAATCACGGCAAATGAGCGCCATCAGCGTCCTCATGACGCGATTGACCACCGAGGAAGGGCAACGGATGCTGCCGTATGATGACAAGACGGGCGCTGATGTGCGCGCGCCGGTGGGCAATCTGTCTTGGGGACGCGGATTTAATTTAATGAAATGCGGCTCTACCGGGCTGTTCGATGTGATGGAGAGCTATCTCTTACAGCAACTCGATAACAGCCTGCGTGCTTACCCGTGGTACACGGATGCAAGTCCTGTGCGCGCGTCCGTGTTCCTAGACATTGCCTACAATGGTGGGATCGAGGATCTCTTAGGATACCCCCATATGCTCGCGGCCGCCGCGCGTGGGGATTGGGCCGAGGCTGCGAAACAGTGCACGGAGAAAGACCCGAAGCTCGACGCTTCACGCTACGCGCCGTTGCGCGCTTTATTACTCAGTGGCTAGGGGTTATCTATGGATAAGGACAAGCCGTGACATTCTGGCAGTTTCTCACGAATATCTGGACGTTTTTCTGGGCCAACGGCACGAAAGTGCTCGGCGTCGCGCAAGGCACTGTGGCGTTGCTCGCCGGCATGGACGACATCATTCCGCCGACGCAGGTCAAGTATTGGCTCGCCGTCTCTGCGGTGTTGACTTTTTGGCGCGGATTTTCCAATTCCAGTACGATAGCCACCACGCAGACAACCGTTACAAAGCAAGAAGTTAAGACCGATGCCGATACGCCAGCGCCTTTGGTTGGCGAAAAACCATCCTCTTTAGTCAAACCCCTGGAGTACCCGAAATGAGCAGCTTTCTCACCAACGCCCTGAACGTCATCAAAGGCGATCTCGAAGTCACCGCCCTCCCCGTCCTCATCGGCGCATTGGGCGTCCTTGAGAAATCTCCGAATGCGCTCGGCGTGGCTGCGGCGGAAGCTTACTTGCTGGGCAATCTGCCGCCCGCCTTGTTGTCGGCGGAGACCGCGCTCATGACCCAAGTCATTGCGGACCTGAACGCGAAACTGCAAGCCTTGATGGCCGCGCAATCGGCGCCTAAGACGGCGTGATATGGCGCAGATCGCAGTAGACTTCTTGCTAGGCCCCAGTTGGACCTCGCGTGGCATCGCGCGATACGGGGTCCAGACTGGGGGCTGGTCTCACTGCGCCAATGTATTGAAGGACGGCCGTTATCTGGACGCCAGATCAGATCAACTCAAGCGCGTCGATCCACACTGCGAAGTGCCAGTTATCGTCCCATCTGGTGTCCATATTCGTGATCCGCAAAGTGAGAAGTGGGTCAGGAAACAGCGCGCCACCCTTGAGGTTACGGACGCTGAATACGCCGACTGGGAAGCGAACTTGCGTGCCAAGATCACGACTGCATACGGCCGCTGGGATATCATAAACATCCTGCTGGGGCGCCCTGGGCATGTCGCTGGACAATGGATATGCTCGGCATTTTTCATCAATGGCGTTCAGCATGTTAGCCGCTCATGGACGCGCGGTCATCCGGGCTATGTGCCTTACCCCCTTTCAGTTGATGCCCACGAGATTAGCCCTGATATGGCCCACATGATTATCGAAGTCGCTGGGTTCACTTTTGGCCCCGAGGAGATTGCGTGAGCAGTCCGGGACTTAACCCCCTTTCATACAACGCCTACATTCAACAAATGGCAGTCATGGCCGTCGTGCAGGCGACCGAGACGGCAGGAGTGTGGGCAGGTGTCGATCCTGCTTTTAATACTGCAGTCCCCCAGATGCTTTCGTATGCCGAAGGGCGTATTCAGCGCGATTTGGATTTGCTCGCGGCGCAATCCTCAAACACCTATACCCTGACGGCTGGCACGCCGATATTCTCGATTCCCATCGACGATTTCCTCGTCGTGCAAACGCTCGAAGTCACGCAGATGAGCGGCGCTACGACGGTCAACGCGACGCCACTCTTGCCGGTGTCGCGCGAGTTCATTCAGAACTGCTATGTGGGGATGTTCAACGCAGGGACACCGCAGTACTTTGCCATGGTCGGTGACATGTTCGGAAACGGCGCGGACACGAACAATAACGTGCTGCTGGGCCCCACGCCTAACTACGCCTATACCATGCGCGTCACGGGCACTATTCGCACGCCGTCTCTATATAAATATGCGATCGCTGGCGTGGCCGATACGAAGTACACGTACATATCGAGCTATTATCCTGACATGCTCATCATGGCGAGCATGGTCTACATCACCGCTTTTCAGCGCAATTTCGGACCCACGAGCGACACGCCGGAATCTGGCATGACGTACGAGAAGCAGTATCAAGCCCTACGACTGGGAGCAATCGCCGAAGAGAATCGCAAAAAACAGATGGGCAGCGGATGGTCTGCATACTCAACGCCGACCGCGGCGACTCCGACGCGGTGATGCATGCCACACGCAGCCATCAAGCTAATCGGCGGAGCGAATGTTGTCGAGACGCCAACGCTCAATGAAAATAGCGGTATCTCTAGCACGAATCTGACTCGGTTTTTTTATTCGCCCAACGGTGAAACTCTCGTCCAGAAATTGGGCGGGTGGACACGTTTCTACCCCACCCCCCTCCCCGCCGTCGTGCGCGCCCTCTGGGCCTGGGAAGATTTAAACCTGCACGCATGGCTCGCGGTCGGCACGCAGACCATCACAGGCACGGATTCTGCGCAGTTGGCCGCAATCACCGGCGGCGTGCTGCAAGATATCACCCCATCGCAAATATCCGACAGCATCGCGCCCGTCGTCACCTCAACCGCTGGCAGTCCTTCGGTACTCATCACCGATAACACGATCACTGGGATCACGAATTACGATTCGGTGTATATCGCGACGCAAATCAGCATCGGGGGCGTGGTGCTGTTCGGGCTGTATGCGACCGATCAGGATGGCTATCTTGCGCCTAATGCCTACACGGTGCTCTCGCGCGATCAGCTGGGGAACTTGCTCCCCGCCTCAAGCAGCTCGAGCCTGCCCGTGTTGCCGAGCTTCACCACGGTGTCCGGCTCGACCACGGTGCTCGTGACGCTGCCGAATTACACCTATGCGGCCGGCACGACGTTTCCCGTGTTGGTGCCCACAGCCGTTGGCGGCGTCACGTTCTATGGCAACTATGTGGTGCAATCACTCGTCAATGCCAATAGCTTCACCATCGTTTCTAATTCGCCTGCGACCTCCTCGGCCACCGGCACAGTCAACGGCGGCAATGCGTACTTTATCTACAATATCGGCTACGGCGCCATTCCGACTGGCACCGGCTACGGCATTGGCCCGTATGGTGCGGGCGGCTATGGTACTGGCACTCAAGTGTTGCCGCCATCCGCTGCAGCGCCGATCCCTGCGATTGATTGGACGCTCGATAATTTCGGCGAGATCTTAATCGGCTGCGCGATCCAAGCGCCGCAAACGACCCCGTTTCAGCCCATCTATCAATGGGACCCGGGGCAGCCAACGGCAACGGTGATCGCGGCCGCGCCCTCTGTGAACGATGGAATTTTTGTGGCGATGCCCCAAAGACAGATCGTCGCATGGGGTTCGACGGTCACGGGCATTCAAGATCCGCTGCTTATTCGCTGGTGCGATGTGCAGAATTTCAATTCCTGGATCGCCACGGTAACCAATCAGGCAGGCTCCTATCGCATCCCAAAAGGCTCTCGCATCGTTGCCGGGGTACAAGGTCCGCAGCAGGGCGTCATCTGGACCGATATTGATGTGTGGAGCATGCAGTATATAGGGCTCCCATACGTCTACTCGTTCAATGAGATCGGCTCAGGGTGCGGCCTCATTGCCAGGAAAGCCGCGACCTCGATCAACGGTATCTACTATTGGATGGGGCCAGCGCAGTTCTATACACTCTCCTCGAACGGCGTGCAGCCGATCCCGTGTGCAATATGGGATGTGATTTTTCAGAATCTGGATCAATTGAATTTGCAGAAAATCCGCGTGGCTGTGAATTCCCGTTTCGGCGAGGTGCAATGGTTCTACCCATCGATCGCTGGCGGCGGCGAAGTCGACAGTTACGTCAAGTTCAACTATTACCTGAATTTGTGGGATTACGGGTCGCTCGGACGCTCCGCATGGGTCGATCAGTCGGTGTTGGGTCCTCCGATTGGGGCAGATCCGACATCGCTCTACCTTTACCAGCATGAGACCTCGAATGATGCCGATGGGGTGGCGATGCTGTCCTCATTCCAGACCGGCTACTATGCGATCTCGGAAGGGGATGTAAAGGCGTTCGTCGATTGGTGCTGGCCCGATATGAAGTGGGGGATGTACGACCATGCACAGACGGCGCAAATCCAGATCACGTTCCTCGTGGCCGACTACTCGGGCGACACGCCCCAGGTCTACGGGCCATATACGGTCACCCAAGCGACCGAGTACTTCTACACCCGATTTCGCGCCCGCCTGATGGCGGTTAAGATATCATCGAGCGATTTAGGGAGCTTCTGGAGGATCGGGAATATCAGGTACCGATTCAGTCAGGACGGCAAGATATGAGCGATCATAGCTATTCTTCAATGGATCGACCGGTTTCGGTAATCGCACCACTGCAGCCTATTCCTCCGCTCCCCGATCCGATTCCGTTCGCAGTCGAATGGGAATTAGTCCAAGACGTTGGGCATCACGAAGATGCTTACTTTCGAGCCGGCTGGCGGTGCATCTCACGTCATGAGGGACACTCTCTTCTCTGTCGTGAAGGGATCAATGGTCTGCAATTTGTTGTGATGGTGGAAACGCAATGAGCACCCCCAACCCAACCGGCAGCGCCTCACTCTCCGATATTTTAACGGCGGCGAAAAACCTCGTCGTCGCAGTCAATGGACTGACGCAAGCGTACCTGAACGTCCAGGGCGCCTTGAACGCCGCGAACATTCGAGCGGCCACCGTCATCAAGGGCGCCGCGGGCCGCGTTGCCAGGGTGAGCGTCATCACGGCGGGGAGCAGCGTTGGGATGATCTATGACGCTTCGACCATTGGGTCGCTCACGAAACCTTTGTGGCCGATCCCGAATACGGCAAATTCGGAGCCGTTCGAGGTGAACTTGCCGGCATCGTTTGGAATCCTTGTGCAACCTGGCACGGGGCAGGTGGTGACGGTGAGCTACTCATGAGCCTCGAAGCTGCCCTGCGAGTCGCGCGCGATGCTGGGGGCCCGAGCAGCCCGGAGGTGCCGAAGGTCAAAGCTCCTGGCCCGTACCACGAGGGGCCGATCCACTCGAGCGTGGCGGGCAGGACCGACCACCTGCCGATGTCTGTGGAGAGCGGATCGTACGTGATTCCCGCCGATATCATTTCTGGCATGGGGGAGGGCAACACCATTGCGGGATTCAAACACGCCAAGCGGATTTTCTCCGGACTCCCGCGCGCCGCTGGCAACACTCCTTATCGAGGTGTCGGCGGTCCTTACGATGCTGGGCCCCATCCGTACGACGAGTCATCTGCGAACCCTTACGGTATGGCTCAGGGCGGCGCGACGGATGGAGTCCCGATCGTTGCGGCGGGCGGCGAACATGTCGTCACTCCTGACCAGGTGCGTGCGGTGGGCGCGGGGGATCTTGATCGCGGGCATCGCGTGCTTGATAAGTGGGTGCTGAAGATGCGCGCGGAGTTGATTAAAACGCTGAAGCACTTGAAGCCACCGAGGAAGGATTGATATGTATGACCAAGCATTCGTAGATGAAATATTTCAAAAGCTCGGCGTGCAGGATAAGCCATGGCTTAAGGATTTGTATCTGCCGGGAATTCGCGGCCATATAAGCAAAAAAGCGTCTGTCGAAACGATCGTAGAGCAATTCAAGGAGCATGCAGATAAGAATCGTAATAAGCCAAGTCCGTGGGCTGAGAAATGACCCCCGATCTCACCATCCGCTTGGCCACGCCCGATGATATGGGCGACGTGATGAAGCTTGCGGTGACGGCGTGCAAGGAGAACGGTTTTCTCAATGCGAGCGCTGCACTGCTCGCTAAAGAAATCTACCCCGCACTCTGTCAGGACCACGGACTGTGCGCCGTTATCGGACCCACGGGTACGCAAGCGATTGAGGGTCTCGTGCTCATCCGCATCGGCAACATGTGGTACTCGGAAAATATCGTCGCCGAGGAACGTGCCATTTTCGTGTACCCACAGTTCCGCTCAGCGAAGGGAGGCCGCGCGCGCCAGCTCTGCGAATACAGCAAGCACGTCGCCGATACTTTAGGTATACCCCTGCTGATTGGGGTATTATCGAATACACGAACAGCCGGTAAAGTCAAGATGTACGAGCGGCTGTTCGGCCAACCAGCGGGAGCGTTTTTTCTCTACGGGGCCGCCACGCGCGGAACTGAGGTAGTGGGATGACAAACGAACGAAGCATTTTTGATACCGTTGCGGATGTTGAGGCCGAAAACGAGGCCGGCGGTTTTGCCGACTCCGACATCCTCATGGAGTTGCGCGAGTATGTGCGCACGAGCCTCGAGGCGAATGACTGCATCAGCACGGGCATGGACGGGTGCGGCTGCGGATCTGCCGACATCGAGATGGAATTCGAGGGCATTCGATTCAATGTATCGATCAGCCTCTCCGAAGATGAAGAGACGGAGCATTGATGAGCGACGCTAGGTTTTATGTGTATGAGCATTGGCGTCCGGATCGCGGTGAGTGCTTTTACGTCGGAAAGGGCGTCGGTCGACGCGCTCGGCAACTATACAAAAGTGCCCGCAACGATTATCACTTGGCTATCCAAGCGAAGCTTTGCCGGCTTGGGCTGAAGGTCGAAATAAAAATCGCAGTTGGCGATTTGGATGAGGCCACAGCGCATTCGAAAGAAATAGAATTGATAGCGTTCTGGCGCGCCGCAGGCCACAAACTCGTTAACTTAACCGATGGGGGCGAAGGATCATCCAACCCAAGCGAGCAAACTAGAGCGCTCATGCGGGCTGCAAAACTCGGCAAGAAATTGACTGCAGAACATAAAGCCAAGATTGCAGAGAAATCCAGGGAATATGCATCTGATCCAGATTACATAGCGAGGCTTTCTGCTGCGATTGGAGCGGCTGCGAATACGCCCAGAGCCAAAGCGCGAGCTAGCGAGCATTTCAAAAAATTAATCAGAACACCTCAGCACTGCGCGCGAATTTCGGCGGCTATGATTGGCAAGAAATTATCCCCCGAACATGCGCAAAAAGCTCGGTTCGCAAGTTTTGGACGCAAGCAGCGACCAGAAGAAATTGAGCGGCGTCGATTAGCGAATACTGGCAAAAAAAGATCACCAGAATTTTGTCAGCAAATGCGAGATCTCCAGAATCGGCCGGATATTAAATCTGCCAATGCTGAGCGCATGCGAAAATTGAACGCTGATCCGGTGTTTAAGGAAGCAAGTCGCCAACTTCTCATAGCGAGAAATAAGGCGAGAACTGGCGAAAAAAGACTGCGAAATAAAACTGAAAAACTTCAGGGAAATCAATAACTTGGGAGGAAAAACTTCAACGTCTACGTCGGGAGTTAGCATCCCTCCCGCCGTACTTAGTCAATACCAAAGTGTCAACGCCGCAGCGACACAAACCGCTGCTCAGCCCTTCCAGTCGTACGGCACCGCTGGCGCGACTAACGCTGATGGCACCGCGCAACAATTCGTGGCGCCTACGACTGCCACTCAAAATGCAGGTATCGCCAATACGAATGCCGCCGCGAACGAAGCGCAGCCCGCTTATGCCGCCGCTCAGAGCGGGCTTGCGAGCACCCAGGCGAATACGACTGGCGTCAACAATGCAGCCCTTGGATTAACTGCCGCATCCGCTCAGGCGGTTGATCCCACAGCGCTCACAAGCGCTGACATTAATCAATATATGTCGCCCTATTTGCAGGATGTGGTCGGCTCTGAATCCGCGCTTTTGAATCAGAACAACCAGCAGCAGCAGTCCGGACAGATGGGAACAGCCATCAGTTCGGGTGCCTTCGGCGGAGACCGCTCAGGCGTTGCGGCGGCAAATCTTGCGCAACAGCAGAGCCTCTCAAATGCATCGATTTATTCCGGGCTACTCAATACCGGCTATAACAACGCCCTCTCCACTGCCCAGCAACAGCAGGGTGTTGACCTCTCGGCGGCCCAAGCGAATCGCACGGCCTTGGGCGCCGCAGGAAATCAGCTTGCAAGCATCGGCAGCACCGCTTACGGCGAAGGAGCGAACACGGCGACCACGGAAGCAAGCTTAGGTGCTGGCGCACAGACAGCGGCTCTGCAAGGCGCTAACGCGCAGATCGCCGCGGGCACCGTGCAGCAGCAGACTCAACAGGCGCAGGACACCGCGGAATATAATCAGTTCGAGCAACAGCAGAGCTATCCGTTCCAAGTTGACCAATTTTTGGCGAATATCGCCGAAGGTACCGGCGCGTTGTCAGGGAGTACGACGACGACGACCCAACCTGGCGGCTTCTTCTCCGACGAACGCCTGAAAGAAGACAAGCGCCCGGTCGGCAAAACCTTCGACGGTCAAACCATCTATTCGTACAAAATGAAGGGCGACCCGCGTACGCGCATGGGACTGATGGCCGGCGAAGTGGAGGATAAGCACCCGAACGCGGTGGGCTTAGCTGCGGGCTACAAGACGGTCGATTACGGCAAGGCGACCGAAAAGGCCGCGAACAAGAGCCATTTTTATTCCGGCGGCGTGGTGCCGATACGCAAGGCTGGCGGCGGCGGTGCGTCGGATCCCTACGACATGCAGGCGATTCTGCAGGCACAGCAGCAGATGTACGCAGGCTTAGGCGCCGCGCATCAGGAATCTCGAGTGCCTGCTGCGCAATCTGGATCGCATCAACTGGCGGTTTCCAATGCGCCGGCAAGTGCACCTCCCTCTGGCGTATCCAAGGTTAATCAGTCGATTGGATTGGGGCAAAAGGGATATCAGGCATACAACCATTTTGCTGGGGCCACCCCATCCTCGGGCGTCGGCGTGGCCGGCGCGGATCCGCAGTACCTGGATGCGGCACAGGGGGCATTGGATTCCGGAGGGGGGGCAGACGCTGCAGCCACGGGCGCTGCCGATACGGCTGGCGTCGGGGCAGCCGATTCCGCGGCAGCTGGAGCGGGTAGTGCCGCCGCTGGGAGTGCCGCGACGGGAGCAGCAGCCGATGCGGCTGGCACCGCTGCCGCTGATGCCGCCGCCGCTCTAGCAGCCGAATACGTCGCCGCCGATGCCGGCGTTGCCCTCGCCGCCTATCAACGCGGCGGTGCGATTCGGCGCGGGCTGGCCAGTGGTGGGATGCCCTACCAGTCGAGTGATCCGGGGACGCCCTATGGCGACACGGGCGGCGATCTCGATGTGCCCGATGAGGAGAATACCAACAAGCTAAAAGCCGCTCCTGGCGCCGGTAAGCAGCCTACAGGCTTGCAAACGCTCATGACGTTGGGCACGCAAGAAGGCGCCTCAAACGCCATCGGCGGCATGTTCAGCAATGAGGCGCTCGCCGCGGGTGGCCGCATCGGTAAGGGTGATGGCGGAGGTCTGGATCCGATTGAGGTCGATAGCACCGCGCCCGATCCGGTGACCTATGCGGGTGGCGTCGACGCAAGTTCCGTGCCAACGGTCGACCCGGGTGCGCCCTCGGCGCCGATCGCCGACTCTGCTGGGCTTGCGCCCGCGAAGGCCGATGACAAGAAGGACGGTCCCTCCTGGTGGGATCGTAACAAGGGCAACGTCATCCCCGCGCTTGAGGGACTGGCCGCCATGGGCACGGCACCGACCCGATCCTGGGGCCGGGCGTTGGCGACAGGCCTTGGGGCTGGAGCGGAGGCGTATGTGCCGACGCAGGAGGGGTTGGCGAATGCAGGGCTGACGCAGCAAAAAGCGCGTAATGAGGGATATCAGGCCGACCTAATGCAGGCGGCTAACAACGTGGCAATACCCGCGCTCGCCGGAACTCGATCGCCAGCCGCTGGCTCTCCCGCGTCAACACCTGGTGCCGGCACCCCAAACGGTGCAGCCCCCTATCAGCCGACCGCTCCGGCACCAACCCTCGCGCAGCAATTGCGGCAGAAGTACCAGAATCCACCGCTTACCGCCGAGGAAGCGCAAAAGGTGCAGCAGGCAAATTACCTGTCGGCGGCTACGAAGAATCCAGCATGGACCACGGCGGCGGAGACTGCGCCAAAGAATCGCGCGATTCAGACGTCATACGCGAATCAGCAGGATGCGCAGAATAATTACGATAATGCGGTGCAGACGTACAACGCCACCAAAGATACGAATCCGACGATGGCCGCATCAGCGGCGGCGACCGCAGATGCGTACCAGCAATACACTGGGGATGAACCCATGACTGGCGCCGGCGGCGTGCAACTCAATAAACGCACGAAAGAGCCGTACATTGGCACCCAGGCGCAGCGACTGTCCCCTGAAGCGTATACGCAATTGGCGACGCAATTGGATCAAAAAGTCGATGTTCCCGCTGGCGATCCGGATGATGCCGGAAAGACGGTGCAGATTTCTGGATATCAGAAGATGGGGTACCCCACGCGCAAGGCGGCTATCGATGCGCTGGTTCCGGCGGGTACACCGGGCGTCCCAGGCACGTCCGCATCTGCGCCGAGAGCTGCCGCGACTCCGCCGGCAGTCCCCACTCGAACAGCTCCCCCAGTGAGAGCCCCCCTACAGGGGGCGATGCAACCCTCCACGCCGACCGCGACAGCGACGCTGGCGCGACCCGACCAACCGACCGTGCCAGTGAATGGTATTCCAGCGCCGCTGGTTCAAAAAGCCTTTACCGATCCGACGTACTTCCCGCGCAAAACGGCAAACCAACTGGGTACTACATTCGGATCGGCGACCAAGGAGAAATCCGACGCTGAGGCTAAGCGCTCTGTGGCGCTGCAGGACTTCGCGAGCGAGACGGCAACGACCTCAGGCTCTGCGATGCAATATATCGACGCGGCGCAGAAAATCTTGAACTCCAAGGGGGCCCCGGTGACGGGCGCATGGGGTCCAGTCGCGAAGCAAATAAGCCGAGTGCTCGGCACGGCCGATGCCAATAATTACGAGGAGGTGTCCAAGCAGCTCATTAATTTGGCAGTGCAGTCCGGCAAGAGTAATTTCCCGAATGCCACCCAGAAAGAAGTCGGCATCCAGTTGGAGCAGGCTAGCCCAGCGACCGATCAAACGGGTCCGGCATTGCGCAACTTGCTGAATGAAACCAAGCGGATCACTCAGTATAATTTGGACACGTCTAATCTCGCTTTGAAGTACTTGGACAAGAACGGCAAAGCGTTGCGTTTCGGCGATTGGAATCAAGAGTATCACCCGAAATCCGAGGCGGTAAATCAAACGACCGCGCCCGCCGCCGCTATCCAGCACCTGAAGGCGCACCCGGAGCTGTCGGATGCCTTCAAGGCGAAATACGGTTACCTGCCTCCATGAGCGATAATCCCTTCGACCAATTCGATGCCACCGATACGCCAGCGTCCGCCTCAAATCCGTTCGATCAATTTGACGGGCATCCGAGCGAGGAAAAACTAGCTGCTCTTAAGCCAAAGAACGGCGCAATCGGCGACTCTCTTGGTAACGAAGCGCATGCGATGGCAAGTGGGATGTATCACGGCGCTGTGGGAGGTTACCGTGGCATTGGAAAACTCATTACCGGCCAAGGAGTCGACGCTGCCGCCGATGCGGTAAATGATGAAACCTCGCGCGCGTATCAGGCACCGGACTCGGTGGTAAAGTCCATGATCGAGTCGAAATACAACCCGCTCAATTACGCGCAAGAGGGCGCGGATTATTTGGCCGATAAATCTGCCGATGCTGGCTGGTCTCCCGGAATATCGACAGTGATTAAGTCGGCACCGACGGCACTGATGGCGGCGACGGGACTCATTGGGCTCGCGCGCAATCCGCGACTATCTGTAGGACGCAGTGCACCGATGCGCCCGAATGCGGTGCCCGATGCGCCCGCGTCCCCGAACTCGCTCGCTCCGGAGGAAGTTGTTTCCAAAGCAGCGGCGGCCCAATCGATGGGCGCGGCATCGACGCCCATGGATCTGACCGGCGTAACACCGCAACTGCGACAGAAAATATCCTCTACTGACCCCGACGCGCTGAACTTGGAGGCGCTGGAGCGACATAGGCGGGCGGAGACACTGCCGCTGCCTGATGGCGTGAAGCCCATCGCCCTACCGAAAGGGCTCGCCACGCGGGACTCCAATCAAGCATCCATCGAATACAACATGCGCGACGATCCGGATACGGGAGGCCTTATTCGGCAGAATATCGATGATAATTCGAAGGGACTCGGGCAAAGCATCGGCGAAATTCAACGGCGAGCTACCCCGGATGTCGTCGGGCGCACCACGCCAGAGCATGACCAAACCGCCATCGACGCGATTAAGTCTCAAGATAACGACATGATAAAACAGAATCGCACATCATACAAAGAACTCGCGGACGCCCACGGTGGCACGCTTCCGATCGACAAAGGCGCACTGGGCGAATCTCTCGATAGCGAACTAGATCACGAGTATCTGACCGATACGGTAAATGAGAGCAAGATACTGCGGCCAATCATGGCCGATATTCGCTCGCCAAAGCCGCTGACTTTCCAGCGATTCGAGAGCATTAGAACTCGGCTCGCCGAGGTCATGCGCGATGGCAGTTCAGATGGAGCTGCCGCTAGAATCGTGCGTAGCCAATTGGAGACGATGCCCCTGACCGATGAGGCGGCGGGGCTTAAGGGACTTGCTGACAAGGCGCGATCTGGGGCGAAAGCCAGATTCGACTGGATTGATGAAAATCCCGCAGTCGAGGCGGCCGTCAATGACAACGTGCCAAAAAAGAACGGATTGCATGTCATCGGCGCAAAGTCTCCGCAAGCGGGCGGTTTTTTGGATCGCTTCGCAACGGGCAATACGCAGAATGCCTCGGCAGCCTATGTGGATCGCCTCAAGCAGTCGGTACCAAATCCTGATCTGCATGACGCCATCGAGGGCGCAACGCTCAATAAGTTGCGCGATTCTGCCGGTATCGATCCGCTGGGGGAAGGCACATTTAAGATCGCTCCGTTTTCAAAAACGGTCACGAAACTCGGCGACAAGGCACCGCTGCTGATGAAGCCTGAGACTCTGGGAAATATCAATCACCTTAAGGCCGTGGCTGATGACTTAGGGTGGGAAGGCGCCGCTTCGGGCAAGAATCGATCAAATACCGGCTCTATGCTGGCGAACTTTGGCGCCCTTCCCACGGCGCTCCCTGAAATTCCATCTATCGGCAGTTCCATCGCCCATACGGTAGGCGAGCACGTATTAGGAAATATCCCAGGCGGTAAGTACGTGTATGCCGCGGGTGATTTCATGATGAGTCGCCGAACGAAAGCCAAGGCGGATGCCGCAAAGGCGGCGGCCGAGCAATCAGTAAAGGATGCCAAACTCAAGTTCGCTTCCGATGCGGTCGCGCCCGGCGCTGGCATCGACACCCAACCGCCAACAGCGCCCGTCGCCCGCGCCACCGGAGGCCGCACGGGGATAAGCGATGACGAACTCGTCGAGCGCCTCATGCGCAAATGGCGATCCGCCAAGCGCCAGACTGATGAGTCCACTAAGCCGCTGTTGCGAGTACCCGATGCGGCAATTATTCATGCGCTTAAAGTCTCTGGAGCTTTGCTATGACCAGCACGTTCACCACTAATAAATCTCTGGAGCAACCGGCGAACGGCTCCGACGTGGGATTCTGGGATCAACCCGTCAACGCCGATTTTGGCGCGATTGATGCCTGCCTCGGCGGTCATACCACCATCAGCGTCACTGGCGTCGCTTCCGGTGCTTATGCGCTCTCGCTCGCGCAGTATCAGCCGCCGAATATAGTATTCACAGGAACTATTTCCGGCAATCTTGTGTACGTGCTACCTACCGGAGTGGGTTGGCTCGGAACAATTTACAACAATACGAGCGGCGCTTTCACCATCGTATTCGCAGTCAGCGGGGGCGGTTCCATCCTGGTGCCGCAAGGCGAGCGATCAATGATCGTCAGCGACGGCGCAAACGTACAGACAGCGGATACTGCGTTTGCAAGTGCTGCTGCTGCGGCTGCCCAAGCGGCGGCGATCTCTGCATCGGAGACTTATACGAACGTCTCCTCGGCGAACGCGATTACCACGGCGGAGAATTTCGCGACAACCGCCGATACGGTGGTGCTGTCGAGTGCGAACGCGACGGCACTATCACTTGCCAACACCGCGGAATCAAATGCAGAGTCCTTCGCAACGGCGGCTGACACCGTCGTGCTGGCGAGTGCGCAAGCATTCGCCGCTCCAGGCTCATCGCTCACTACCAACGGCTCTCGCAAGAACCCGGACGGCTCAATTACGAAATGGGGATTGGCGACGATGCCAAGCGCATCCCCCACGACCGTCATGTTCCCGATTGCCTTCCCTACCGCATGCCTTAACGTTGTCGTTTCTCTCTATGGACAACCTCAAAATTACGACATTGGCTCGTGGAGCGCTACCGGGTTTGTGCTTAATTTCTCGGTGGGATTTTCCCAGTTGCCGTGGCATGCCGAGGGTCATTGAGCCACGGCTCGTGCCTATCTATGTTCTGATCCTCCATCGACAGGTGTCAGCAATTTGAACAACGGCCCAAGCGCTGGCAGCAACACATGCGCATCGCTATGATCGCGCTTTTGGTACCGGCGAAACACGGTTCGCAATGCCGTAGCTGCTATCTCAAAGTCGCGGACACGAGCGGCGTATTGACGCGCCGTCTTCTGCATCGTCTCGATTTCGAGGCGGCACTCGCCATGCGGATCGCCGTCAGGCTGTTCATCAAAGCTCATTTGACACCCTCTGGTTTAGTTTGATAGCTTTGACATGGGCAGTGACGGTAATAGTCCTGCGTGACTGGTCCTTTGTGGTGTTGATCCCAACTGTGTCCGCAGTTCGCGCACAAGTCAGAATTAAGATTCGTCCGCCTTTCCATTATTACCTGACAAAACTCACACTTGACGCGGTTCCCGGCGATATCAAAGAACCAGTGCTCGCCAGATGTGCTCGACGTGCAAATCATTTCGGCTCCGCTTCGGATTTCGTAAATCGGTAGTAATTGGGCTTGCCAAAGATGCGCATCAGCCAGTCCGGCAGGTTGACGATCAGCACCCAACCCTGGCGCGGACGCTCAGGAGCGGCCCGGCCGGTCACCTCGTATCGAATCTTCACGACTCACCAGTGGATGTATCCGTGGAGCACTCGGCTGAGCGAGCCATCTGTCGCAGTCGCCGCGCGATCTCTTTGGCGCCCTGGTGCGGCTCGTACTTCGTGACGTAGGCCACCCGATTGAGCTTGGCGCCGAGAGCCTCCATCTGCTTGCGGCTCTTTTCCATGTCGCCGCGCTTCCTCTCCTTGTCGGAGAAAAACTCTTGCGTCAACCCGCCATCAGGCCATTGCATTTCTTGCATGTCAGTTCCTCATTGCTTCTCGTGCGCTGGCACGTCGTCGATTGGGATGTTCCACCGGGCGAACAGCTTCCGCAGCATGTCAACGCCGTCCTCGCGCTTGACGTTTGAGATGTACTGAGCTTCGGCGTCCGGCACGTTGAACGGCACCAGGACTAGCACCATACCGACGCGGCTACCAAATGCGCGCTCGGCGTCTCGTTCGACGCGATCAATAATCTCGCGCATTTTCAGCGAAAGCGCTCTATCCGGTTGCTTGATGCTCACGATTTCGCCTCTGAAGTAGATTGTGTCGGACGCGGCCAGCCGCCTTTGCCCTCGCAAACATCGCATTTCACGTTATCGTACGGATTCAGACAGCAACACGTATCTTCGCCGCAGTCGTGATGCGAGACGCCTTCACCGCCGCACTGCCAGCACTCAACGTAATCGCCGAAGTCCTCGTCATACGGCTCGTAGGGCTCATCGATATGTGCGCTCATGTCGTCCACCCCGTCAGCTTGTCGTCAATGCGTCGGTCGCGCTCGGCATCGGCGTTCAGTTCGTCGGGATCTTCGTAGTCCTCTGGTTCCTCGGTCTCTTGCTGCCCACACTTGCGGCAGACCCAGATCGGCCAACTCATCGTGCCGCCGATCACGTCAGGATCGCCCATCCAGTCGGTATCCTGCTTCCATTTGTGGGTGCATTCGTTCACTTCCACACCTGGTTTTCTGGGCCGATGTAACGCGCCCGTGCATTGCGGTCCTGGCAGACGGCTAGGGTTTCTTTGTAGGTGGCGAGTTCGATAGTCTGCGCGTCATACGCCGCCAACAGCCGCCCGATATCCACCTCCGCATTCGCCCAGGCGGGGTTTGCGGTGGGATCTGGCTTCGCGCCTTGGTGGCGAGCGCGGATGCTTTCTATTTCATTCATGGGAATCACCTGATTGTTGCGCAGCAGACTCCAAGCGATACTTGGCAATTTCGCCGTCGTGATCGCTCGGAAAAGACTCAACTGCGTCCTGAATCTCTTGCGCGATCTCCTGCAACCTTGGGTCTTTATCGCCAAAGAAATGGATGGCCAAGTCATAGCACTTTCTGTCATAGCTCATTTCGTCCGCTCCTCCGGCCATCCCATCAGTTTGTGTTTGAAGAAGTTGCCGATACGCGCAGCTACATCGCAATTGACTTTATCAATCCCGTAGGTAGTGCAATGCTCTCCGCCATCGACTTTGCGGGCGACTATCACAACTTGATCGTATCCATATGCCTCAGCGATGCGTTGGGCCGCCGCAATGGGTATTGGCTTCATTGTCCAGACCTCGATTGTTCGACCTGCAGCGGACCCTCGATCGTTGAAGTATCCATGCTTATCCGGTTAGCACCCATACCTACTAGATGTTGGGTGTACATAAAACCCCGCATTCGATGTCCGGCTCCGCTTGATACCGGCCTGCATTCGGCGGTAATTCATCAAGGAATAGCCGCCTCCGCCAGCGCTTACCGGTTACTTTGCTGCGACCTTCGTTCTTGCATATAGCGGCGTTTAGCGTCCGCTCCATTTTAGCCATACGTTCAAAGTACTCAGGGAAGTCGCGGCGAATCTTATTCCAGTATCCCTTACCACCTTTGACACATCCGATGCAGTTGTTATTCTTGTATCCCATGCGATACATGGCGGGCTGCTCAATACCTGCCGCGCGCACGGCATTATGGCAATCAGCCTTAGTAATGCCACCAGTAAAAAGCGGAAACTCGACCTCAATCTCCGGGTTTTCTTCGCGCAACCGCTTGATTCTATGCCCCTCTTCGGATGTAAACCCGAAAACATGTAGATCGTCCACAGTTTGATACGCCTTGCGGACGTTCTTTTTTAGTTCGGTGGTGCAGCGCGCGCCTTTGTTCCCAATAAGCCATCGGGTTTTCTCGAACACGTCATAGATGTCCGCGTATTCGGCTGACCTGATTACCTTGACAGGTGCGCCTATCCAGCGCTCCACGTCAGCCATGAATCGTCGGTTGTCTGGGTGTTCATGCGCCAACGTGTCGCAATAAAGAACCTCGCAGCGGTCCCCGTACTTTTCGACGGCGAGCTTCGCAGCGTAGGCGCTGGCGGCCCCACAACTGAACCACGCGAGGACGCGGCTCACTTGGCACGCCTGCCGTACAGGTACGTTGGCAGTAGCCCGACGATGACAGTGACCAAGAGGTTAGCCAAGAAGAAACCGGCATATACCAGCGCTGGCGGATACTGATTTAGCCAATCGTTAATCATGCCCATATGTAGTACCTGTGGGTGTCAAGCGGATAAGCATGGAAGTATCCACCTGGCCAAAGTCAGAATTATTCGTCATGGCCCACAATGTACCGTCGTCGCAGAGAGCGTGCAGAATCCAATCACATTGCGTCTGCTCGGTGTTGGCGCAAGCGGACTGCGAGATTTGAATGATTTTTCTCACGGCTGCTTTTCCGTGATGAGCGGCGACGCCAAGATCGCGCGCGCCCGTAAATCTCGCGCGAGCAATGGGTATTCGCTTTCGCAAGAATCGGCATAGGCCAGCAGCGCGACTTTCACGTGCTTGTCGTGGATCAGATCCAGCACGAAATATTCACAGTCCGCGTGCTTTCCGCCTAGCGCACTAAAGCCATCGGTTCGCTCGATGCGGTACTTGTTGTATAGACCGACATGGTGGTCGCTCATCATTGAATCCTCATGGCTGGCGATTGCAGCGCGTTCCCATTCGCTCACGGCGGTGATTCCTTTGCGGAGACAGAATCGTCCTGCAGCAACGGGTCCATCGGCTCGCCATCGCTCCATTTGAATTGGTCGAGTGGAAAGTGCGTGCCGCAGCCGCAGCAGAACGTGCCGCTGTAGAAGTACGGGTCTCGCGCATAGGTCTCCGATAGGGTCCGTCCCATCTTGGTCAGCACCCCGCATTTGTCATGCACATAGCTATCTCGGTACGGCTTGACCCATCCTTTAGCGCGTTCTTCGTCGCTCAGAACCACGTAGCCCTTCTGTTGGCCGTCGCCACGGTCAGCGGTGTGGCTGCGATCCTCCGGCACTGGGCTGCCGTCTGTAAGTGTCTGCTTCGACCTGTCGACTGGCGGAATGTTGCTCATGACTTCCTCTTTAACTCGGCGCACTCGCGTTGCGCAGCCTCGATGATCGGTTGTAATTCGTGCACCCATTCGTAGTGCACCTTCAGAACCAGTGTCCCGTCCGTGAATGGCACGGGCTCCTCGTATTTGTAGCCAGCGGCGTCCAAATGCTTTTTGAAGACTGCCAGCTTCCAATCATCCAGCACCGTACCGGCCGTCTTGCTCATGGCTTCACCGCCTTGATAGCGCCCCTGATCGGCCGATCATGACCGCTGTTGCCCGCAAGTCGCCGCGCGCGAACCTCCTCGCGATCCACCACCACATCGGCAGGCGCGACCACGTTGATTCTCACAATATTTCCATCGACTCGCACGACCGTGAGGGTGATGTCATCGCCGATCATGATGGATTCGCCGGGGCGGCGGGAGAGGGTCAGTCCGCTCATAGTTTGATCTCCAATCGTTCGCCTTGGTCCAAGAATGCGCCATCGACGCGCTCTTTGGCTTGGAGTGCTTCTTTGATCGTTTTCCGATCGAGTCTCTTCGGGGGCGGTTCCGGGTCAATCCAAAACTTCGCGGGGATCGAGAATTCATCGGTGATGACGACGGCGGGAGGGTTTTTCTTGAGCTTCAACGTGATATCGAGGCCGTCGATGTGCGGGCGTTGTAGGGCTTCCATGTGGAATTGCAGATATGCACGAATCGAATCGGCACGCTTTTGGATTCTGGCGGCACGCTCGGCGGTGGCCTTCGCGGATTCCTTGACAGCATCGGCGTTCGCTTCCAAGGAGAGAATGAATTTGGCGACTTGGATGGCTTTGGCGTCAAAATCTCCGGCGAGCGCCTCGAGCGTATCGGCGATGACAGCCGCCGGCAGGTCGTCGGATTCCGTGAGCAGTTCCAGGGACTGGAATTGGTTGGAGATCTCGAAGAGAGTGAGGGCGCTCATAGCCGACCCATCGCAATCCGACCCATCGCAATATTGACTGTCCCGCCGGCAGCCACTTCCGCCGCGAATTCGGCCTCATTTTCCTGCTGCCGCATCGCCTGGTCATTTGCAAACTTGGCCTCTCGCGCGGCTTCGGCAGAGTCGAGTGTTCCATCAGAAAGATCGGCAAAGAGAGCGGGGTCTCTAAACTGATTGAAAGCACCAACTGGTGGCTGCGAATCATATCTGCTCTTGTAGTTGCCGCGCGCGTAGAGGCAATCAATGAGCTTGGCGAAGATCTCGGGGCCGACGTTCTCGATGCATAGGTGAGAGCACTCATTCTGCCGCAGCCGCGTTAATTCTACGGTCAGTCGCTCGACGATGGCCAGTTCGTGAGGGTAGAGGCTGACGCGCATCACGACACCCCCCCCACTTCCTCTTCCAACGTCTTAGGCGCAGCCGCAGGCATCGCCCGCTCGATCTCCGCGCGCTGCCCGTCATAGACCGCCTTGAAGCGGGCGCGCAGCACCGGGTCTTTCGTCGCCCGCCATGCGGCGGCAAAGGACTGCTCCAGCGCGCTGAGTGTGCCCACGTCCATGGAGTTAATGAGCGCTTCGATGTGATCGGACGCCAGGGCATCGACGGTCTGCTCGATGGCGGCGGTGATGCTCGCGGCCGGTTCAGGCACCTCATCGTACACCTGAAGCTCCTCGGGCGTATGGAAGCCACTCGTCGACTGCGGCGCTTGCGCTCGGCAGCCCTCGGCCACGCACCGCGAGCGCAACATCGCGCGCGGGTATTTCGTGTACATGCCGCCGTTTTTATCGACCAGACCCGCTTGCTTGGCTCGCGCTATGTCCCAATCAATTTTCAGGGGCTTGACCGCGAGCGGATGCGTGAAGGTGGCCGATGCCATCTTATCGGTCAACTCGTGCCACTCAATGCGGCCACCGGAGGCCTGGAAGTCGCGCATGATGGCTTCGGCCTTTTTTGCAGGCTTATTATTTATGAGGTCGAAATCGCGAGCGATCGTCGCGGGGTGCTTCCCTTCCGAATGTGCGATTAACATGAGCGTCAACGCCTGATCGGCATTCGCGATGCCGAATATTTTCGCGTTCGCCATGGAGATCGCCATGCGCTGCATCTGCTCGAAGGAGAACGAGGGCGCATCTTGGTAAGGTTGCGCCTGCATCGGTTGCGCGCTTTGAGAGACGAGTTCTTGGCGGGGTTTGGTCATTACGGATTCCTTACTTGGTGTTCAAAACTGGAGAGCATCGATGTTATCAAGCACTGGCGCGGGCGCCGGCAGCTGCATCGATTCCGGCGTGCAATCCCCGCACACCACCTCGAACACATCTTGCTCGACCATTTTGGTGCCGACCTTCTTGCGGACGCAGACGCTTGAGGTGAAGGTCAGCCATACATTGATCTGTGAAGCGGGATTCCTGAAAAATCCATCCCAGGTCGTCTCCCCAGGCTTCGGCGCATCGGAATAAGTCACGAATTGCGCGCTGACCAGGACGTCAGTGGCGGCTTTTAACTTAGCGGCATCGCCCCCCAATGGGATATTGAGATCATTGTCCCGCATGTTCGGTTCAATGCCCTGTTTGATGAATTCCTTGACGATGGGCGTGAGGATCGCTTTCGATTCCGCCCACCGCAGCCGCTTGCGCTGAAGTGCGAGCGATTGCTCAGCCAAGTCGATGTCGATGATAGTCTGGTCGTCCAGTTCAGTAGTCATGTATCTCTCCGTGAGTTGTTTTGACAAGCGCGCAACCACGCGCGGCTAATGCGCGGGGTGCAAATGGGATATTCAGGACGGCGGATGCGTCTGCGCGGCAAACATCCGCCTAAGCAAAATCCCGCGAGCGTGCCCAACAGGATCGCAAAGGCGGATGAGCACGATAGATGCTGCCACCAGGCGATCATGGCTGCCTCCGCAATAGCGCGGGCGTCTCGGGCCCAGGCAGCGGGGCGGCGAGCGCTGCCTGCAGATTCTCGACGATGCGAATCAGGCGCATCTGCGCCCGCAAGGCGACTCCGCAGGCGGCCGTGTCGCGATGACGCTGGCGGAGCGCCTCTTGCAAGTGTTGATCGGCCGCCAATATTAGCGCATCGATCACGGTCTCGGCGTCTTCGCGGGCGATCATAGCGGTGGCATCCAATGAGGGCGGGGGAGCGTAGGAAACGCCTCTAAAATGCGATTCAATAGATCCGTGCTATCGGGACCAATTCCTTCGCCTTCGCATACGCTATCCATCGCCAGGATGACACGCGCATCCGCTTCGTTAATTTCCATGGTGCACCTCATTATCATCCCGCGCCTCATCGGCGGCTTGCTCTTCGCGATCAATGCGCAGCCAGTCGCGGTTCAGCCGCTCTTCGAGTTCGGCCTCGCGCTCTTCGGGGCCATCGGGGCCGCTCATCATAGGCCCCCGTCGCGCCAGATGCCCCATATGGCGGCACCCAAAAGCACGATGGCGACGATGATGATGAGACTCCAGTCCAGACGGCTCATGGTTGCACCAGATCAAACCGAATGAGCACATAAAGCACGAGGATACCCAAGAGGGCGAGCCCTATAGGGGGTAGCCAGTCAACGCTCGACTGGGCTTCATTAATCGGACGACGGCGGAAAAGGGTCATGATTCACTCCAGGCGCGCTCACCACTGTGCCAGAGAGAATATTCATGGCGAGTGCGACCGACCCCGTTGCTGGCGACGCGTCGTGTTGCACCGCAGTCAGCACATGTCTCGGTGTAGACGACACCCCCATACGCACGGCAATTGATATCGACCGAACGTTCCGCCACTCCCGTAGTGTAGCCGTACATTTGGCCGCTCGTTATATTTTGGTGTTTGCATGTCATGGTCACTTCACTCCGTTGATTTTCTCGATGGGCCCAACTGTACGCGCTGTTTCCTGAGAATGCAACACCCGATTGCAAATATTTTCGAGCCCTACCCTAGCAGAAATTTCCCATTGCGGCAACAGTTGCAATATGCTATCTGTAGCGGCTATGAGCGAAATCAAAAAAGCGGTAGAGAAAGTGATTACGAGGCATGGTGGCCTACGAGCGGCCTCTCGGGCGCTCGGCATCCAGGCGTCTTATTTATGTCGGCTGAGACATGGTAGCAAGAGCAATCCGAGCGATAAGATTCTGCGCAAATTGGGGCTCACCAAATCGATTGAATATGAGATGGTGCGTTGAGCGAACGCGATATTGCCAGCGAAGCCAATGAACGCAGCGGGCATGTATCCCCTTTACGCACGGAAAGCGATAGTACAGTTCATCTACATCGATAAAAATACGTCGCCGCGCTATTGCGTTGTAATTATGACAAGTCTATAAATACCGACGCGGCGCCCTAGCCTGGAGTCATGCCCCAGGTGAAAGCGGTTGGTTCTCCCT